TAACCGTGACCACAAACACCGCCGGCGCGACGGTGCAAGCTATGAAGAAGAGGTGCGATTTTGCGCCCAATAGCACAGCGGCTTCCAATTTTACCGGGGGCCACAAGTTATTGATGGGGAAGTTTGATGCTATCCCCACCTTCGACGTCTCTGAGGAGCTCATGAACGAGTACCTCGAGACATGCAAACCTGCAAAGAAGAGCAGGTTGCAAGCTGCACTGGCCAGTGGTTTGGTCAAGTTTGACGGGGCTTCCAAGCACGTGTTTGCGAAGCAAGAGACGCTCTTGAAGGAGCACCAAGCGCAGCCGCGCATTGTATACCAAGGTACAGACATGTACAATGCAGTGACCGGCGCCGTCGTCTACCAACTGACGCGGCACATGAAGAGGGTGTTCTCCCTCTCTAACCCAAAGAACACAGGCAACAAAGTGATTTTTGCCTGTGGATCTAGCGGGGAAGAGATAGGGGACATCATCGACGGGGCGATAGGTGAACCAATCGAGAGCGACATGAAGAACAATGACGCCTCACAAAATAAGGCATGGCGTAAGTACGAAGCCATGTTTTATAAGAAATTGGGAGCCCCTGACTGGTTCGTCAGGGAATTTGCGAAAAACGACTCGGTCAGGGTGTGGACGCGCTACGGCGTGGAAGCATCGATCGAGGGCCAGAGGTGGTCGGGCGAAGGCACGACTACAACTGGCAATTCGTACGTTTCCATGGCTCTGATTTTGGCGGCACTAGATGCTGCCGAGATCACTGAGTCGACGAACGTTCACGGGGGGGACGACTACCTGGGTGTTGTGAATGACACCAAGGGGAATTTCCAGGAGAAGCTTGAAGCCGTGGTGGAAGCCGCGGGCATGAAGGCTGAAGTGGTGCCCCAAAAGACGCGGCATCATGCCACTTTCTACAGAAAGAGGTATGTGCCCTCGCCTATAGGTAGGCGTCCCGTTCCCCTTTTCGGCCGCGTGTTGGCCAAAATTAACGTCAGAGCAAACAAGAACTCTGAGGTTAATGATAAAGATTACATGGCAGGCAAGTACATGTCAGCCGCGTATGAACACCGACACGTGCCCGTCATAAAGGACATTCTCTTGGCAACAGCAAACGAGTTGTCATCCGAGCCTTTCTTCGACGGCAAAGAAGCCCGCAGCATGGCTGCAGTCGGAGGG